AGAATGGTAATTCATTCTCTGGTGGTATCTCCACTGTTTGGATTTATGGAATTGCGGCGTAACCATGGCCATTAACCGTACATCTAAAGCACGAGGTAAAATCATTGACGTACCCACCGCTCCTACTATTGGCGCAGCTACTGCTGGGGGCGAATCTGCTTCAGTAGCATTTACTGCTCCTACCGTTGGTGGTCCTGTATTTAGTTATACAGCGTTATCTAACCCTGGCTCTATTACAGCAACTGGAACTTCTAGTCCAATTACAGTTAGTGGATTAACAGCTGGAACATCTTATACATTTAGTGTTAGAGGCAATAATCCTAGTGGTAATGGTCAATATAGCTCATCTAGTAATGCTGTCACACCATTTCTAGATACTGCATTTGAGTCTATTGCTACTGTAACTGTAGGCGCAAGTCCTTCAGTAAGTACTTTGCAATTCAGCAGCATTCCACAGACCTATGCACATCTACAATTTAGATTGTTTATGCGCTCAAACGGTGGCAGTGGTGGAACTTACGGTAAATTGGTAATAAACTCAGACAGTACTAATTCAAACTATGCTCAACACTATATGACTGGTTATGGTACGGGTGTTATTGCTAATGGTAACGCCACAGACGGCGCTTTTGGAGATTGGACTGGCGCCCTTGCTATTGCAAATAACTACGGTGTACTAATTTTAGATATATTGGATTATACCAATACAAATAAAAATAAAGTTTGCAGAATACTTAGTGGTTACGATGATAACGGTAACTCGGGTGCCGTAAGACTTCAATCAATTTTATGGAAAAATGCTTCTGCGATTACATCTATTGGAATCCAGCAATGGGATATTGCTAATTTTACTCAGTACACACACGCAGCACTTTATGGCGTGAAAAGAGCGTCATAACTATGATAACTAACTTTACAAAGGCAGGTGCGTAATGCCAGCAGGAGCAACATATAACTGTATTGCAACAACAACGCTAGGTAGCGCACAGAGCAGCGTGACGTTTTCTAGTATCACTGGAAGTTATACGGATTTGGTTTTGGTTTTTTCAAATGTGAAATTATCATCAGGAGATTCTGCAATAGATATTCAGGTTGGTAATGGTTCTGTTGATACTGGCTCCAATTATTCTTTTACAATTTTTGGAGCACGTAGTACTTCAGCAACTCCATTTACTAACCGTTTGGATAATACTACTCTTATGCGTTCAAATTGGTATACTGCAATAACCACAACTGAGGCAGCAATGTCGCAGGTTCATTTTATGAATTATGCAAATACAACAACATTCAAAACTGTATTGGCAAATAGTAGAGTTCAGCCAGGGAGTGCTAATTATTCTGGTGGGCGAGCAGTATTGAATTTACTTCCATTTCGCAGACCTATACTGACTTATTACTAAAAGTATCATTGAGAGATAACAGAACAGATTCTCCAGTAACAGATACTTTATTGACATTCAATGGTTCTAGTTCTGGATATTCAATGCGAGGAATATATTCTAGTGCTCCTACTCTTGGTTCTTTTTCTTCATCAGGCGCAGCCTACATTAGTGGTACTTATGAAAACACAAACCAATCTGGTAATACTACTATATTTTCAAACTCAGAATACTATATACCTAATTACACATTATCAAATAATAAATCAGTAAGTGTAGACGGCGTAACAGAAAAGAATGCTGCAACAGATATTTATATGTCTTTAGTTTCTGGTTTGTGGGCTAATTCTTCTGCTATAACTTCACTAAAGTTAATGCCTATGTATTCTTTATCTTTTGCCCAACACTCAACCGCCACCCTATACGGAATCAAAAACACAGTCTGATAACTAGGAAAGGAAAACAATGCCAACCAAACTCGTAGTTGATTGCTCCACAGGAGTCGCCACAGAAGTGGAACTTACTGTTGAAGAGATCGCACAGCAAGAAGCAGATGCCGCAGCATTTGCTGAACGCAAAGCTGCCGAAGAAGCAGCATTAGCAGAGAAGGAAGCAGCTAAGACTTCTGCTATCCGCAAACTTGAAGCAGTCGGCCTTACCGCAGACGAAATCGCAGCACTAACCAAGTAAAGGAAGCCAATGACTAAAGCAAGAGATCTAGCAAGCGCCGCACCCGCCCCGTCTACGGTGAGTGCTACAGAACTTGGTTACTTAGACGGGGTTACTTCTAATATCCAGACTCAGATCGATAGCAAGACCGGAGGCATAGCAACAGATACACCTCCAGCTTCTCCTACCGAAGGTCAGGTATGGCTAGATACTGATGGTACTACCGCAGATGCCAACTTCGTCCTGAAATCTACTTTGTCATCTACTGGTGATATCTTCTACGCCTCCAGCGCTAATAATCCTGCAAGACTTGGAATTGGTAGCACTGGAAATGTATTGACTGTAAGCGGTGGAGTACCTGCTTGGTCTGCGCCTGCTGGTGGTGGTAAAGTTTTGCAGGTTGTATTTGGTACAACTTCAACGGGTGTTTCAGTAACTAGTAACACAACTTTTAGTGATACTGGTTTAACCGCAACTATTACGCCTTCAGCGACAAGTTCAAAAATCTTAATAATGACAAGTCAAGATTTATTTAAAGAAGCGCAAACAAATAGTGCAATAAACTATCGGTTGTTAAGAGGTGGCACTGCTATTGTAGATTATCCAAACGCTGGAGTTTTGTTTCAAGATTCGGCAATAAGGTTAGGGGTTTTGCAATCAATAGTTTATCTAGATTCACCTAATACAACTTCCGCAACTACTTATAAAACTCAATTTAAAAATTATTTAGCAGGTGGTCTTGCTGTCGCACAGGCTGATAGCAATAGACCTTCTAATATAGTCCTAATGGAAATAGGGGCATAAATGAATACACAATATGATTTAGTCCAAGCAATATTACTTATTAGACCAAACGCTGAATTTGCAATCAGAGATATGCAAATTGAATGGCTTGATGAAAAACAAACTCAACCGACAGAGCAAGAAATCGCTCAAGCATTGATTGATTACAAAGCAAAATTAGAAAGTGACATAGCGGAAAAAGAAGCCAAGAAAGCAGCAGCCGAAGCAAAATTAGCGGCACTTGGACTTACATCAGATGACTTAAAAGCACTTGGATTGGTAGGTAACTAATGCCCACAGTAGGAACAACATCAAGACCAGGTTATGTATATGATCAAGGAACAGACACCTGGATTCCTATCGGAGTAGGTCCTCATAGCCATGATACCGATTATGTAAATCAATCTACTATTGACGCTAAAGGTGACCTAATTGTTGGTACTGCGGACAATGCTTACAGCCGTCTAGCAGTAGGTGCGAACAACACAATCCTCACAGCCGATTCAAGTACGGCTACTGGTCTTAAGTGGGCTGCACCTTCTGGCGGTGCTTTAACTTGGAGTTTATTAAATAGCGGAGGAACAACTCTTTCTGGTTCTGCTAAAACAACAATCTCATTTAGCGCGCAAAAACAACTTTTTATTTTGTATAGAGAAGTTAGTTCGGCTAATGCAAGCAGTTTCTTTCAAATTCGCTTAAACGATGATAGCGGTGCAAATTACGAAGCCGCGGGAAATTACGGTCGCATTTACGACCCTTTACAATCTGATAACACGAGCCAGCCGTGGTATGTCGCAGGATTTACCGAAATTCGCGGCGCACGAATGAGCACGGCAGCAAGTTCCCAAATGTGGGGAAGCGTTGCCGTTTATAATGCCGATTCTACAAGTTACAAAATCTACACGGCATTAGGCGGCGGAAATCGTGACGGTGGAAATAATGCTGAAGTTATCAATCAACAAGGTTTTTATTCAGGTACTTCAGCAGTTACTTCTATATCTTTTAATTCTTCTACTGGAAATTTTGATGCTGGAACAGTTTATGTTTACGGAGGAGTTTAATGTATACGCATAAAATAATCAATACTGTTACAAATGAAGAAATGATTATTCCTTTAAGCGCTGAAGAAGTTTCAGTTATTGAAGCAAATATAGCACAGATACAATTAGAAGAATTAAAATATGCAGAAGTTCAGGCAAAGCGCCAAGCCTTGTTAGCAAAACTAGGCATTACAGAAGACGAAGCAAAACTACTACTTTCATAAGTTTAAGGAGCTAAGGTGACATATACACCTGATATTACCGAGAACATCCCCCTTAATGTCGGTAATCCAGCATCTTCTGGTCTATGGACCAACAGTGCTGAGGACTATGACATAGCCGTAGGTGGAATCCCATTCATCTTGGCTCCGACTGATACTAACCCATACCAAAGAGAGACTGCCCCTTATCGTAAGGATCAGTTTGATAACTCTCGTGAACCTGGTGAGCAGTCTCTTACAGGGTGGTGGATTCGTAGCCAGTCATCCTTCCATGGTGGAGCTGGTATTAAGTTCTATGATCCATCCTCTGGTGAGTCTACAGGGTACAGATTCTTTGATAGCCAAGGCGTAAACGTTTGGAACAAGGGACAGGTAACACTACTTAATAGCGTTATAGAGAACCATATTACTACTGGGGCTATCACTTCTAATCAAGACCCACAGCAACATGTAAGGTCTATTCGATACAACAATACCGATGCTATTCTGCTTCATGATGAATACGATGTAGATAAAGTCCTGCCTGATGGAACAGTTGTACATTTTATTGACTATCTTGCTGGTGTCAATGATAAAGTTTATGCTATCTGCGATGATGGTGTATATGCCTATTGGGTAACCAATGATAGTGGTGGCGGTGCTGGAAAGCTTCGTTTTTGGAAGAAACTTCTCAGCGGTGCATCTGGCGCTGGCGATATCTTGATGTTTTCATCCTCAACAGTTACAGTACAGACAGCTTGTATGGAATTTGTCAAAGATCGTATCGTTGCTGTCATTAACAACGTAACCTATGAAATTGCGCCTAACGCAACTACCTTCCCTACCGCCTTGTATACCAATCCCAACACAAACTGGATTGCCACAAGCATTACTGCATCAGGTCCTGCAATCTACATTTCTGGAAATTCCGGCATCTATTCAACTATCCAGAAGTTTACCCTTAATGCTAGCGGTGCTATGCCAACCCTTACACAGGCATCCGTAGCAGCAGAGTTACCACCTGGAGAGATTTGCTACAGGATCTACTACTACCTTGGCTATATGATGCTTGGCACAAGCAAAGGTGCTCGTGTTGCTGTAGTTAATGACCAGGACGGTTCTATCAACTACGGCCCTCTTATTTTTGAATCATCTCAACCTGTCTATGATTTCTGCGCTCGCGATAGATTCGTATGGTGCGCTTCAGGTATCGGCAGTCTTGATGCTGGCTTAATTCGTATTGACTTAGGTCATACTATTGAAGGAGAAAACCTTCGTTTTGCCTACGCTAATGATTTACAGTACACACAGACTGCTGCCCATGTAACAACTAGCTGTGCCTTCTTTGGTGTAAGCAATACTCTAGCTTTTTGTACAGCATATAATACAACTAATGGTCACGTCTATCGTGAGAATCCAAGTCAGTTGCGTTCTACTGGGTACATCCAAACAGGTGCTATCCGTTACGGAACTCTAGAACCTAAGAACTATAAGTTCCTTCGTGGTCGTGGCGATGTCACTTATGGTGCTATTGATATCCAAACTGTAGATTCTTCTGGAAATACTTATACAGTCATCTCCTATAATGCCTCTGTAGGCACTCCTGAGGCTGCTACGGGCAGTCCTGTAGGCCCACAAGAGTTTATCTCCTACAAGTTTACGCTCTCACGTAGCGCAAGCAATACCAGCCTGGGTCCTATATTCAAGGGCTACCAATCTAAAGCTCTTCCAGCAACGAAGCGCCAACGCTTGATTCAGTTCCCTGTGTGGTGCTACGACGTGGAAACCGATCGTTACAACGTGCTAGCTGGGTATGAAGGCCGTGCGTGGGAGCGTATTCAACTACTAGAAGATATCGAAGCTGCTGGCGACATTATCAACGTACAGGACTTCACTACAGGAGAGCGAGTACAAGCCTTGATTGAACGTATTAACTTTACCCGTGTGACACCTCCATCAAAGCGTTTTGACGGGTTTGGAGGATTGCTCAGCATCACAGTTAGAACGGTCTTATAGTGAGCGCCGTTGACTGGGCTGCGCTGGTCGTAGCAATAATCTCAATCGCAGCATCCTTTGCCGGAATCGTGCGCTGGCTTGTTAAGCATTACCTAGCTGAACTCAAGCCTAATGGTGGCTCAAGTCTTAAAGACAAAGTAAACAGCTTAGAAGAGAAAGTTGACTTCCTGACTGATCTGGTCAAGGAGGTCTTAAAGAAATGAGGGACAATGAAACCGAAAGTAGTAAAGTCAGCAAGCCCTGCAGCTATTGCTGTTCTGAGACAAGCGACAGCATTGTGGCCGAAGCGAAAGAAACTGTCAGACGGACTTTTGCCATCGCAAGCCCACCTACGTATGAGCCCCAATTCGGACCACAATACTGGGCTGGCCGTAGATCTAACTAATGACCCTGAAAATGGGGTAGACTGTGCTGTTATTTTTGAAAAACTTAAAGAAGATAAACGAGTTAAGTATCTTATTTTCAAAGGTAAGATTTGGTCAAGGGATAAAGCTAAGTCTGGTAATCGTCCTTATACTGGCAGCAACCCTCACAATAAGCATCTTCATGTTTCTATCAACCCTGATATGGCTAATGACACTAGCCCTTGGTTCTGGTGGATGAATCAACCTAAAGTTCTTAATCAAGTCAAAGCAGCGTTACAGCCACAGGCTACTAAGAAGATCCCACTTCCTGTTAAACCTGAGGTTTGTACATGTTGCAAACTCCACAACCCGAAAGGAAAATAATGGAACAACTCAAGCAAGCATCGCTCTCCTGGTTCCGTGCTGCAGCTTCTGCTGCTATCGCTCTCTACCTTGCAGGCGAGACTGATTTCAAGACCCTTGGAGCAGCTGCCCTTGCTGGCTTCCTCGGTCCAGTATTGAAGTGGTTGGATCCTTCCGCCACTGAGTTTGGAAAGAACGCACGCTAGCCCACAGGATGCCCCTTAAAGGGGTGTTTTAAGGCGAGTTGCGGCACTTTTAGCCATCAGGGGTAGATAACTATACCCCCAGGCATTGAAAACCCCCCAAGTCGGGGTCAACTTACATAGGTTGACTCTGATTCTGGGGGGTCTTTTTTGCATTTGCGGACCCTGAATCTTGTGTTATCTTTCACCTGCGGGAAACCGTGGGGCAGAAACTTCAGATGAAGGGGCGACGGCATAAGCCTGAACCAACCAGCCTCCCTGACTCACCATAAAAATTTATGGGGGGAGGGGGGGCATTTCTTAGAATCTGGGGCTCGGGCATATTGGGAAGGAGGCACGTAGTGCCGACGTATGATTATGAATGTCGCTCGTGTGGCGATAACCAAGAGATTAATCTTCCGATAGATTACAAAGAGGAGATACGATGCGGTCATTGTGGCAACGTTTTATTCAAAATATTTTCGGCAAATCCGATCCACTTCAAGGGGAGTGGCTGGGCTGGGAAGAGTGCGACATAGATTGTGATTCAGATTGCGAACTCTGTGATGACTGTGATATGTTTGAGGAATGAGCAAATTACCTAAACATATCTCCTATTCCTCCTTCAATACTTGGCAGGAATGTGGATGGAAATACTACCTAACAAAAGTAGAGCAGGTTCCTGAGAAGCACGCTGTGTGGTTCACAGGTGGTACTGCTGTACATACTGCTACCGAACGCTATGACAAGACCGATTTCGGTAACACCAACAACATAGATGAACTATGGAATGAAGTTTGGCATAACCAAATCAAAGAAGACGAAGCACTCCATGGTGACATGAATACCTGGGAGTACCGCGGTAGAGAAGATATCTCTTGGTGGTATGGTGAAGGTATGTGGATGCTTGACCGTTGGGTTGACTTTATGCACCCATCTAAGGGCTGGTCTGTATACGAAGATTTTATCGAGAAAGAGTACGAGATACCTGTTGGCGAGACTACTGTCAAGCTTGCCATCGATCGCGTGCTCACTGATTTCGACGGGAATCGTGTGCTCGTCGACATCAAGACTGGTGCGTCATCTCAGAGGCATCCATTGCAACTTGCTGTCTATGCATGGGCTCTAGACAAGCAAGGTGTTTCTGTCGACAAGGCAGGTTTTTGGGATGCACGCACTGGTCACATATCATTGTGGAACATAGAACACCTCAGTCCTGAACGCATTGAGGAGATGTTCCTTGGTTTTGACAAGGCTAGGAAGTCTGACATATTCTTGCCTAACCTGAATAGTTGTGGCAGATGTGGACTAATCTCTCACTGTAAATGGCTTAATGGTAACCAAACAAGAAAGGACGGCAAATGACCGTATCGAAATATCAGGTAAGTAGCAAACTTCCTGATGGTCGCATCTTCGTCATAGGCGGAGATAACTATGCTGAGTTCAAGGCTAACCTTGATTCAGCACTCGGTAGCGTGGATGCAGAAGGACTGCTCACCACAATGGCTACCTCGCTGGTTGGTGCTCCTACAAGCATCGCACAAGCAGTAGCAAACCTAGCACCACTAGGACCTGATCAATGCGACCCACAATGGATTCGCAGAAACGACCCTGAATGGAGTTCGTTCTAAACTATGAGAACACTTGCTCGTGCTGTTGGTAGCAAAGATATTGGCGGTGAGCCGTTACCTACGGTTTTCCGTACCTTTGATACTAACAAGGTAGTCATACGCCGAGCAGAAGTCTCCATGATTGCTGGCACTCCTGGTGTTGGTAAATCAACTCTTGCACTAGCGATAGCGTTGAGATCAAAAGTCCCAACGCTATACGTTAGCGCGGATACTAATGCTCACACAATGGCTATGCGTTTGCTGTCGATGATTACTGGACGTAATCAGACTGAAGCAGAACAGATGCTCATTGAAGATGTCGATAACTCACGAAAGATTATCAACGAACAATCAGGACATATCTTTTGGTCCTTTGATTCAGCCCCTACTTTGGCTGATTTAGATAACGAAGTATTGGCATTCGAGGAGTTATGGGGATGCTCTCCTACACTCATCGTTGTCGATAACTTGATGGATGTTGCCAACGATTCAGGAGAAGAGTTTGCTGGCATGCGTTCTACTATCAAGGAACTCAAATATCTAGCCCGTGACACCAATGCTGCGGTGCTAGTGCTACACCACACGAAAGAGTCTTATCCTGGAAATCCGTGCCAGCCACGCTCTGCTCTGCAGGGAATGGTTGCTCAGCTTCCAGCTTTGATTCTGACTGTGGGTTCAAACGCTCCAGGATTCTTGGCCGTAGCGCCTGTAAAGAACCGCTATGGAAAGGCTAATGCATCAGGGGAAGATGCCTTTTGGCTCCAATTTAACCCTGAAGTTATGAACGTATCGGACGTAGAGAGAGTATAGGGAGTGCGCTGGTGACAACAATAGTCGGAATACAAGGCAAAGACTTTATGGTCATGGCAGCCGATTCACAAATAACCGAAGAGAACCAGCGCATTATCTCTCCTAAGACACCCAAGATCATACGACTTGGTAAATATATTTTAGGTATCTCAGGCGATGCCCGCCCTGGAGATATCCTTACATACAACTGGAACCCACCTGTCTACAAGCAGGGCGATGAGATACAGTTCATGGGCAAAAATATTATTCCCTCTATGCTTGAAGCCTTTAAGGTGAATGGCTTTGACTTAGAAGCGGAAGATAAGAAAGAAATATCATTCCAATACCTGTTGGGATTCAATGGTAAATTGTTCTCAGTAGGTGATGATATGTCATTCTTATGTACAGAATCAGGTTATTATGCTGCTGGTTCTGGTGGCTCGTTCGCTCTTGGGTATCTCCACTCGGTGGATACCAAGAAGATCAAGTCAGTTCAAGCCGCTACTTTGATAGCGAAGAAAGCCCTTGCTATCTCCTGTAAGCTTGACATCAACACTTGTCCGCCGATACAGATAGTTACGCAGACCAAGTGAAAGACATAACCGAGTTACGTCCTGACTACACTCGGGCGATGGATATCCGTGGTGAACCAACTACGGTATGTGTGTGTGGTAGTTTCTTATGGAACCTTAAAGTAACATTCGATGAGGATGGTACGATAGGGATGTATTTCTTAGATATGGAGTGTGCTGACTGTGGAACACAGGCTACCGCTCCAACGGAGGAAAAATGAAACTAACAACAGTATCAATGCTATCCGCGATTGCAGTTTTTGTGGCTACCTTGCCCCACGGTGTGGGTGCTTGGTTAGTGAAGTCGACACACCTAGGGGTTGGTTGCGTGGAACTATTCGCAGTCAAACCGATCGACAAGAAAACTCAAGCGAAGATGTTCGCCCGTCACAAGGTGAATAATATGTTCAAGGATGCTGACCGTCAATGGTCTGCTCTGGCAAAACTATGGGGCAAGGAGTCAGCTTGGAATTACAAGGCTGATAATCCTAGCTCATCTGCGTATGGAATAGCGCAGGTACTAAATACACCACGTAACTCTACAATTGAATATCAAGTGAATAATGGACTGAAGTACATCGTTCATCGCTACGGTACGCCTGAGCGTGCCTGGGCTTTTTGGCAAAGAAACGGCTGGTACTAAATGTCAAGCAGGTCAAAGATTAAGGGCTCTCAAGCAGAGCGTGACTTAGTTAAGTACCTGCAGGAGTGGTTCCCGTATGCTGAAAGAAGGCTTGCGGGGGCTACTCTTGATAAGGGTGATATCTCAGGCATCAATGGTGTCTGCATAGAAGTTAAGAACCATGCCAAGTTAGATCTTGCTGGGTGGTTATCAGAATTAGAAGTCGAGACTAAAAATGCTAAAGCCTGGACTGGTGCTGTCATACATAAGCGCAAAGGTAAAGGCAATCCTGCTGAGTGGTATGCTACAATGCCTGTGTCAGTATGGGTAGAATTACTTAGGAAGGCTATTGGTGAAGAGTAATACAAAGCCAGCAATTGCTCCGATACTTGAGCACTATGGTGCTCGTGTACCGAGACGACATGGTTGGTTCTCAATGAAGTGTCCGTTTCATGACGATACGCACAATTCGGCTAGCGCGAATACAGATGAAGGTGTATTCTGTTGCTTCGCATGTCAGGTAAAAGGAGATGGGTTCGCACTCATCATGAACAAAGAGGGGGTAGAGTTTCGTGAAGCACTCAGCATTGCAGAGAGAATCCTTAACGCGAGCGGCGAAGTACTACCACAGCGCTCTACACGAAGCGGAGGAATACCTCGCAGGACGGGGAATAACTCTAGAGCAAGCACAGAAGGCTCGCTTGGGCGTCGTGCTAGATCCATTAACGGGGCATGAAGCTTATGCGGGACGTTTATCAATCCCCTACCTCACAAGGTCAGGCGTGGTTGACTTACGGTTCCGGGCATTGGCAGACGAGGAACCGAGATACATGGGTCTTAGTGGAGCTACGACACGCTTATACAATGTCAATGCGTTTTTCAGGGCAACCTCATACATTTGTATCTGTGAAGGCGAGATTGACACCATCACGCTGGATACGGTTTGCAATCTTCCTGCCGTGGGTGTTCCAGGGGTTAATAACTGGAAGAAACATTACACTAGGCTCTTGGCTGACTTTGACAACGTATTCCTCTTCGCCGATGGAGACAACGCTGGAAGCGAATTTGCGAAGTCACTATCTCGAGAACTTAGTGGACTTACTGTGATTCACATGCCTGAAGGCGAAGATGTAAATTCAATGTATCGTCAGGAAGGTCCTGAATACTTTACTAACAAGATTGCGAGCGCTCGTGGATAAGCCAGTAAGAAGTAATGATTTACTCTGAGGCAGATGAGATGTTTGACGGTCTTGAGAAGATGCTCAAAGAGGAGGGCAAGAAGAATGACAAGTAGTGCTGAGGTTTGGACTCTCACACAGAAGGCTTACGAAGTGCTAGATGGCACTAATCAATTTGAGTTTGATGTTCTTGATATTGCTGATGAGTTGGCTTCCCTTCTCCTCAAAAAGCACAAAGACTATGGCCCCAAGAACATCTCACACTCACCAGGCGGAGCTCTTAATGGGCTCCGCGTTCGCATGCATGACAAGATTGCTCGTATCAACCACTTGATTGATTCGGGTAGTACTCCAGAGAATGAATCTCTTGAGGATTCGTACAAGGATCTAGCGAACTACTCCATCATAGCCTTGATGGTGCTTCGCGGAAAGTGGCCAAATGAATAGCATAAAATACTGGTTATCCGTACTTTTCGAATGGATCATGCAAGGTTCATATAAAGTAATGGATTATCTGAATGGAAATCATGATTGGTACTTATTGACAACCGAAGAAATGGATATAATCTTCGAAGAACGTGAAGAAGAAATGAGTTTGTACTAATGAAGATATTCGGACCATACAAAGGCAGTAAACAAAATGGCGGAAGAAAAATCTACGTGTTCAAGCGTAAGAAAAAAGATGGAACTACTGTCACTACTTCGAGTAACAAAGCAAGAGTTGATTACGAACGAAGGACAGGAAAGACACTACCACGAGATATAGAAGTGGATCATAAGAACAATGGTGGACGTAATGGAGATGATCGCCCGTCGAATCTTCGGGCAATACGTAAGTCTGAAAATGTCGCTAAAGAAAACAAACGAAGAGCAAAGAAGAAACCTCCAGCCAAGAAAAAGGGTAAGCGATGAAACTCAAACGAGTGGTAGTACTGTCCGACATACAAGCTCCAAGCCATGATGGCAGAGCCATCACCACACTTCAGGAGTTCGTTGAGGACTTTGAACCTGATGAGATTTACTGCGTAGGTGATGAGGCTGTATGAAGCGTTGCTCCGATACGATGAACTCGATATTACCTATCACAATAAGATCTGGCAATTTGCGCCCGGATGGGCTCTTGCCCACGGAGATGAGGGAAACCTTATACAGACTTCGGGAGGAACTGCGCTTAGCCTTGCAAGACGTATCGGATTATCTGTCGTATGTGGACACACCCATCGCCAGGGAATCCAGCATTATCACGTCGGTTACAATGGTCGAATCTCCAATAGACTTTTCGGAGTCGAAGTAGGACACTTGATGGATCTGAACAAGGCTGATTACCTTGCTACAGGTGCAGCTAACTGGCAACAAGGTTTCACGGTACTCTACATTAGACGCTCGAACGTAACAGCAGTTAATATCCCTATCATCGGACGTTCCTTCTGCGTAGAGGGAGATGTGTACGCGTGGTAATAACAGAACATTACGAGAACCTTGTAGGTTCAATTGCGTATGAGTTTTCTCGTAAGTTCCACATGGTTCCAGTCGAAGACATCAGACAAGAACTATGGGTGTGGTTCCTTGAACACCCCAACAAAGTCAAAGTGTGGGAAGCACTTGACGGCAAGCAATCAACGAAGCTTATAGCGCGCTCGCTACGTAATGCTGCTAAGGATTACTGCCAAAAGGAAAAGGCTAATGCGGTCGGTTACAGGGTAGATGATTTATATTACTACGATCGAGAGGTTGTAGAACTACTGCTTCCAGCGGTGATGCGTGGAGATTTAGTAGCACCATCACTCGTGGACTTAGGCTTTAGTAGCACGAAGAAGGTTGCTGCTGAGGGTGGTAATTGGTTCGCGATGATGGCTGATATACAGCACGCATTGGAGAAATTACCAGAGGAGCAGTACAACCTGATTTATCTACGCTTTGCTGATAACTCTGACATCGCTGTGGTAGCCAAAGAATTATCTATCAGTCAGGACGCTGCACGCATGCGCGTGAATCGCGCCATGAATAACCTAATCAATTTCTTGGGTGGTAAGCGACCACGCAGGGAGCGTGACTACACAGAGGAGCAAGTCAATGAGCAACGAGTTGGGGATACAGAAAGTACAGAAGATGTTCGAGACGATCTCGACGAAACTGAAGGATCAGACTTGGACTGAAGCGCAAGATGCTGATTTATTAGAAGCTTTACGCGGGACTGAAGAGATAATCACACAGTTATCTACGCAGATTTACTTGATGACAGACTACCTTGAGCAGTATTACGTTGCTGTGCGTGCGTTACCGCTGTTCACGGCAGGAGATATTCCAAGTGACGACAGTCAATCGTCGAGCCCGACACAAACTCACGCTGCGCGTGATCCACGCGTAGAGGGTAATCGTGCTACGCGTAGGGCTAAGAATAAATGATTTGTAAATCCTGCGCGTGGGGAGCGCATAAGAACGAGATAGGTGACACGCATACCGCGCAACAATTACACGCGGAGTGTAAGGGTTGTGACTGCCAGCATAAGACGGGTAGTGGGTGGACAAAAAAGAAGCCCCATGCGCCACACACGCACAGGGCTTCCGAGTAGGTTAGAGTGCTATTGCGAGCATACCACCTACACTCATGAGCACAACAAGGCTTAACCACACGATAAACCTTACCTGCTCGCTTACGCTTTCGTAGTTATCGCTACTCATCTAGCAACCTCCTACTCTGCGTGACTATCGTATTGAATACGGGACGTGGCGTAATGCCACGCCTGAGCTGCTCCGCGTGACGCTCGTGGCGATCTTGGTCTGCCCAAATGCCAGCAAGGTCTTGGAACTGTAACGCGTACTCCTTACACTCTGCGAAGGCTTCGCAACCTCGACAGATAGAACGCGCAAGGTTGGCACTAGGCGTGCGTGACCAACCACGCCCAGCCTTACCGCCAACTTCCTCAGGAAACCACATGTCGGGTTCGAGAGCATCAGCACACGAAGGGTGCTTCGAGAACGTGGGTAGGTCGAGTTTCACAGCGTACCTCCTGAGTATGAGAACACACGGAAGGTACAACGTTCATCGTTGCCTACACATGGCGACTTCCTAAACGCACCACACGAACCGCATGGGTACTCTAGTGGGTCGTCAATGTCGAACTCGTGTGCTGGTAGTGGCTTACACACAAGCCTCGTGTGCTTCTTGCTAGGTGTCCACTTGAGAGTGACACGCGCAGGACCTTCCACTTCCCAACCTTCTTCTATGCGTAGGTATTCCGAAGGATAGAGCGAGATAGTGGACACGAGTAGTCCACCAGAACGCTCGTCCCATACGAGAGAGTCCCACGTGTAACGCATTGTGCGTTCTGTCATGGCGTTGCTCCTAACTTGCTCATGGCACACGGGTAGCAATAGTAGCGTTCTGCTACGTCATTGTTACTCACGTGTATCTGTGTGCCACACTTGTGGCACTCAACTTGTTTGGGCATGGGTATCTCCTAGCGATAGTTCACCAGCAAGCGCAGAGTATTCCTGCGCTCGCTTCGTGAGGTGTGCTGCGTTGATTATTTCTCCGCGATGTAAGGCGCGGTCTGCCTCACGCCGAAACCACTCAGCACGCTTGCTGAGATAGTACGGCGTAGGCGGTACGGGCTTCCACTTTTTCATCGCGTAAGCCTAGCGTTTGGATACTTGAACGAACTGATGCTCGCCCACTCGTTTAGATCTTGCTCGACCTCCACGCCTGACTCTGCGAGAAAGTTGATTACAACCTTCGCAACGTCAGCACACGGGACTTGCTTCATGGGGAACGGGTCACCTGCCTCAGGTGAGTACGTAAGGCCAGCGTTGATGAGTGCGTTCATGATTTTGCTTGCGTGTATTGTCATGAGAGAATCCACCCTCCTTCAGGTGTGAGTTTTGATGTGATTTGTTTTTCTGTCTTTGGGCGGTAGCACAAGCAGGACTTCTCGCTTCCGTCACACATGAGACAGTATTTACACTTGGGGCATCTGTCGTCCTCTGCCTCTGCCCAATCGTATTCGTGCCAGCATGCTTGACACACGACCATGTTGTACGTGGGGTCTGTCTCCTTGAGCCATTTAACGTACTCCTTGTCGCTAGGACTAGCACTCTCTATGCCACCTGTGTATGCGTAGTCATAGTCGTAGTAGCCGTTGTATCGTGATGTGTATGACGTGAGTTCGCATGAGTTGTTAGACCACCACACGCCTGTATCTTTGTCCCAATGACCTGCGTTCTCGTGGAACATGTAGAGTTGATACTCCGCCTTCGGGTGAACTGTGAGTACCGCAACCTTTGATCCGCGTGTGAACTCGTCAATGAGGTTGAATACTTGAATGTTATCGAGCGCAGTCACGCCACCGATAGCAGGCAGTAAGTCCTCTGCGAAGATGCGTGTATCGCTACGTGCTTCACCGACTTCTTCGTGTACGTCAAGCATGCCGTTGTGAGCAACGTAGGTCATGTTCGGGTAGTCCTCGTCAGGGACAACGAACGGGTGACAGTTCGTTATGTCAATGTTGCCACTCGTAGCGATACGAGCGTGCCACACAGCGTAACCTGTCATGTGTTGCGTGCGTAGTTCAAGGAAGCGGTTGATACTTTCGTCTGCGCTCATAGTGCGCTCGACAATGATACGACCTTCCTCAGGCACGACTATTGCGAAGCCGAACCCGTGTGGGTTGTTGAGTGCTGAGTTTTCTAACTTGTCCCGTGAAGGGATAGTATTCGGTGGGATTACACATAACATACACATGATTAGTTCTCCTCGTTGTCGTTGCTTGAGCGTGTGGTAATGAGTGAAACGAGTTCAGGATAGGTCTGCTCGTTCTTGCGGAGCCAACCTGTGTACTTGCGCCACATCAGGTTGTTCTCGTTTGGACTAACGTGTAGGTCTCGTGTGTACTCCGCAACTGAGTGAACGAATTGGAGATACGCCTTGATACGCTCGACCTTGAGTGAACCCTTGAACACTCGTACCTCGATCGTCTGCGTGTTTGCCACATTGACCGCGGAGTAACGCGAGTTACTCTGATGTCCGTGCTTGATTTTGTAGTTGAGATTTCCCCTGTCTGAGTAGGAAGCCCAACGTGATGAGTTACGACCTGCGATGTAGCGAGTAACGTGACGTGAGTTGTCGTAGATGAGTTTCGTGAAGCGTAGAAGGTGAGCGTGATACCGACCCTCGTTGTACTCCACACCTCGCTCACGCCAACCGAAAGCCTTGCGTGAGATGTGAACGTGAAAGCCACAGGTTTCGGTATCCCATGACCGAAACCCCAATTCACGCAGGTCTGAGACAATGTGCCACGGGAACTGCTCCGTGTACTCAGCTAGCGTGTGAGGTTGAGTGACTATCTCGAAGCCATCATTGAGCGAGCCATCGTTTTTCAGGAAGCCACGATTAGACTTCGATAGCACGCTGTCTACGTGCTGAGCACAGTCATACAGGTCTCCGCTCTCACACTCGACTTCTAACTCGAAGCCCATGAACATGTTGTTCGGGTCTGTCCCATGAAACGTGAAGCCACCTGAAGGGCGGAAGTCAAACGACTTGATAGTCGCAAGAGACTCGTCGCACTCGTGGTCTCCGTCGTTCCATGAGTATTCACCGCAACCACGACACGGGGAGATTTGCCCCTGACAGTTACGGCACACGGACTCGTCTATGAAATCGTAATACACGAAGCGAGCCTCGTAGTCCCATACGTTACACGTTGAGCATTGTTGTAGTTCGTTTTCCTCGTTACTGAAGCAACCCGAACAGATTGCTCCGACACGACCCGAACCGCTTGCCACTCGTATGAGTGGTACACGCCAGCGCATTGAG